GATGTCGTCCTCGATGCCACGCATAAGTTCCATAGAGATGCTGGTCAGTTCGCCCTGATCAATCTCGTCAACGAGGTTGCGGAACCACTCCTTGGCCTTCTCAGCCTCGCTCTCGCCACTGTCGATGGGCTTCCCATCCAGAGAGATCGTCAGCGAGCCATCGGGATGCTCGATGCGGAGAATATTACCGTTCTCGTCCAGATCAGTTCGCTGCTCGTTCTCAGCGATCTCGACAATGACATCTTCCGCATTAGCGGCAGCGGTCTCTTCGGGACCGGGCAAGCGGATATTCGGGACAAGACCGGGAGTGGGCATCGCTTATTCCTTCACGAGGTCCATTGTCTCCATCTCTTGGACGAAGCGACGGATACCTTCTTGGGCGGCAACTGTATCTGTTTTTGCCATAATATCATAGTGACGGACGTAATCATACGGAGCCTTGCCCCACACCTCGACCCGGAAGTTGCCGAGCATCTGGGGAGTAGAAGGCTTCAGAACGTCAACGACTGCGCTTGCAAGAACCCGGTTCATCTTATCCTCGGATCAGGAGAGTTGCTGCATTATAGCAGAAGAATGGTGCCCCCGGTAGGATTTGAACCCACGGCCTTCGGTTTACAAAACCGCTGCTCTACCTCTGAGCTACAAGGGCTCTTGCTCCTAACCACAACCCACTTCCCGCATTGGGGACGGCTAGGAGCTACGATGGCGAACCATCAGCGGGAAACCTGTCAGGTCGTATAGATTACCCTTTACACCGAGTAAAGCGGGGCGGGCTGAGCGCCGTGGTGCATCATATTGTCCTGCACACCGGCAGTCCATTCAGCGCCACGCACCAGCAGGCCGATCTCGCGCAGATGCTTCAGGCCCATGCTCACCGTATCCACCAAGTCGTCATGCTTACCCTTGGGGAACACGCTGCACTGGGTGATCACCATGTCTGCCCATGCACGGTCTGGCGCATAGATTAGACCTTCGGAGAATAGATGCTGGATGGAATAGACCCGAGCCAGCTTGTCGTAGCCCTTGGGATCGACCAACTGCACAGCCCAATCCTCATGGTTGTACAGGCGACGGATCTCCTGCGCCACGCTGATGCCGGTCGCCTTGTTCTCGATCAGGAGTTTGTCCACTTTGAAACGTTTCATACTCTCGGACACCTTCGCCACAAGCTCATGAAGCTCCAGACGAGCGGTCCAAGCATGCATCAGGATCACCTTGGGATGCTCTTCCGTGTAGGTTCTCTTGACCACGCTCATGACCTCGCCATCCTTGTTGATGGCACGGGTTGCAATCGCTTTTTGATCACCACCCGAGAACACGCCCCAGATCGTCATGGCGCTCGGGTCGTTCTCGCTCTTGGTCGTATAGGCCGTGTCGATGCTGGCAATGATATAATCCACCGGCGGGAAGGCATCACCCTCCCACAACTGCCACCACTCGCGCTTGATCACGCCGCCGCCTCGTGGGGTTGGTTCCTGTTGGAACTGACCGGCAGTCGCATAAGGCCCCATCGCCTTCTCGTCGCGCTCCACCACATCAGCCGGAAAACGTTCGGGGAACAAAAGCTCTCCGTCTTCCTCTCGTGGGTCTTCATACCCCAGCTTGGTCGGCAGCGCCCTGAGCGGGTCATAGCGCATCGGGAGCATGATGTGGTCGTAGCCCAGACCCTTGTCGAGGATCACGCCCGAGACATCCTCTTCATGCAGCCTCTGCATGATCACCACAATGGCACTTGTCTTAGGGTTGTTCAGGCGGGTCGGGATGGCCTCAAGGAAGGTCGTCACCTCGGTGTCGCGCTGCGCCTCAGATGCTGCCGAATCCACAGAGTGAGGATCGTCGATGATAACACGGTCACCACGGATACCCGTCAGGCTCGTGATGGCGGTTGCAATACGAAAGCCCCCGGCAGAGTTCTGGAAGTTCAGTTTCTCGTTCTGATCCTTGGCTAGGCTGACCCGATCACCCCACCGCTCGATATACCACTCGCTGGTGATCAATTGGCGCATACGGCGGCTGTCTCGGGCCGACAGGTTCTCGACCTTATGGGCCGCGCAGACATAGCGCAGATAGGGCATGTTCTTAGGCCCCCATTCCCACGCAGGCCAGAAGACGTTGGCGATCAGGCTCTTCATCGTGCCGGGTGGAATGTTGATCAGCAGGCGATTGTAGGGCGAGCCATACTCTAGCTCGTCCCCGTTCGTGATCGCTTCCAGATGCTCGCAAATGAAATCAATGTGCCAGCCATGAGTGTACGGCTGGCCCGGCTCGATGACATGCCAAGCCTGCTGAATGAACTCAGACAGGCTCTCTTCGCATTCAACCTGCGAGAAGCTCAGTAAGCTCTTCTTCAGGTCTACTCGCTGGCCGTTGAACATCGCTACTGACACTGGCTTGCCTCTGCTTCCATTTGTTCAGGCTATACATAACCGTCGTATGATCTCGGCCCCCTACCAGCGCACCGATCCTTGGCAAGGACCAGCCAGCCGTATGTAAAGCCCCGTATATGTCTTCCCTGACGAGAAGATAAGGCTTCAGCTTGCGTTTGGCGATAGCTTGCTGCCAAGTCATCTTGTGCTTGACAAGGATCGGCCTCAAAAGCGCCCGGCACTTGAACCCCCGAAGCCCAACAAGAACTGGGTCAGGCTCCCTCTTCATCAGATCTTCTATATTCAAATCACGGACGTTCATGCTTCCCCTCACGCATATTTGCCAAACAGACGAGTGAATAGGCTGTCTCGGGTCTTCATATATTCCGGCCCGATAGCCCCAATGTAGTCGCGCCAATAGGTTTCGTAGACATGGATCGCATAGGCGTCCCCGATGCGGGTCAGGCTCTCCTCGATCTGGTCTGGCTTCTCTTCCATCAGGTAGTTCCGTTTCAGGTCAAGAGGGAAGAACTCGTGCTGGGGCCGAACGTCGCACAGGCCGAACGATGCGTATTCCTCGCATAGCTCATGGGGCAGGTTGACCGCATGATTGGCCCATACGTCGTTGCTCAAGGCTGTAGGTATGCGCTCAAGCCATAGCTTCGGGAATAACTGGTCTGGCTCGGCGATGATGGGAGCCATCGCAATTGAGTTCTTGGTCTCCCTAGCCAGCGTGAACGGCTCCTGCATGATAGGCGTCAGAGGCCGCAACAGCAGGCTGTCGGTGTCAATATAGATGCCGCCCCGTTGCTGGATGATCCAGAGCCTCAGAACGTCAGCCTGATACTGAACGTAGGTCAGCGGCTCCCCACCGATGGACACAGGCGGCTCGATGCGGCGTAGCTCAAACAGATGCTTCACATCATCCCAGTGCGGGTTGCCGGTCGGCTCCTCGTTGCACCACATGATGATCTTCTCTGGCTTCTGCACATCCGCCGCAGCCATGACAGCGATGCGGTTGATGTAGCTGAATGGCCGAGACTTGGGGCCGGTCAGCCAGATGAAGTGGATGATATTCGGAACACTCATTCCATGCCCTTCAGAGCGTCAGCAGCAAGCGCCTGCATGTCGAGGAAGTGGCCGCAATACTTGTCGCATGGATCGAGATTGGCGGTCATGATTTGGACCATTGCCAATTCCAGCTTCTTGATCCGATCAGAAAACTCCCACGCTCTCTTCGCCGCTATCTTGCGTGAGTGGATTTCTTCAGTAAGTTCTCGCTCCAATTCTTCCAGCCGGTCAGCCGCCTCTGACGCGATGCTGAGACGCAGGCCGGACTCAGGATCTTCAGCGCGCAGGCGAGTAACGATATCAGTCATCTTTCTTCTCCCGCGCCTTGAGCATTGCGTCTGCATAATTGTAAGCAACCTCCGCACGATCTTTATATTTAGCTGCATCAGGATTAGCCAACAAACCTGTCAGCGCCGCCATCGCGAACTGGTCGCGCAGATCGCACTTTTCGTTTGATTCAACCTGAAGGCGGATGGTCACGCCTGAAACTTCCAATTCGGTCTCGCTCATATCAATCACCATTCATTCGTGTATCAGACAGATATGTATAGCACAGACTTAACGAGCATCAAAGCCTCGATACGCATTCTTCGGCACTTTCGGGGCAAGACAGAGATACCTCTCGCCGGTCGTCGCATCCTCTCGGCACATAAAGTAGGCTGCATGTTTCTGGCACGGCCTCTTGCAGAAGACCTGATCGCCATCGGGCATCTCATAGCAATAGCCGTAAGGAGCATCGAGGGCTGGTCGGCGCAGGATGCCATAGCTCCAGTGCCAGCCAGAGGAGATCACACGATCTTCAATCATGTCGCAGGCTCCTCATTCGGCGGCTCCGGCAGCGGCATCCAGTGGGTCGGGCTATAGGGAAGAGTTTCTTGACCGTCATAGTCAAAAGACCAGACAGTGACGGTTCTCGTCACCCTGAAGTTCTCAGCCATCTCGTCATAGCTCTCGACTTCCCCAAGGTTCCTCCACGCAGTTCCAACGACCCGATTCCCGTGGCGGTTAACCCAGCTAATCAGGATTGGCTCGTCATATGGCGCGGTCTCTATAGGCTGCCACTTCATAGCCCGCAGCTTGGCCGCAGCCTCAAAGGGCGCAGTCGATGAGTATGGCCCCCGAGTGTCGTTCGGGTCCATTGGCCGATACTCCCACAGGATGTCGCCATCCAGTTCACGGATTAGCGGATCTGGCTCGTGGTCAGAGAACAGCTTAGCCTTGGTCATTGCCGCTCCACCCCTTCATGAACCAAGCCCACATCAGAATGAGGGTCATGACAATGGCCGATAGGATCACGAGCGCGCAGGCGATCTGAATGACAGCGATCATCGCAGGTGCCTCCGAAGGTTGTCCCACACATCGAGCAGGGCGTCGATCATCATCGAGGTGATCAGGACGACCGTCCCGACGACGAGGAAGATGATCCAAGCGATGAAGAAGAACTCCAGCATCAGGCCCTCCCAAACGTCAGGTTGCTCTCAGCCCGGATATCCTGATTGCGCCAAGACCAGCACTCGCCATCGGTCTGAAAGACGACCCAGATCAGGTCATGCTCCGGGCCGTAGTCGATCAGCACTTGGGCCAAGCCATTCCCCTTCGGGGTCTTCACCGGGATCGGTGGGTCAAGCTGGAGGATCACTGTCCCTCCTCCTCGACCCGCAGCATCACATCGGCCAGTTCAAAGGCGTTCCGGGCGATCCCTTCAGGGTCGATCACCGAACCAGCCGTAGCAGCCGCCAGAAGGCCAGTCAGAGCCGCACCAGCATACATGGCTCGGCGATCCTCTTTGGCAGTCTCACTGTCGTTCAAGGCCCGCCCATTCCAATTGGTGTGCCAATTCGTATTTAAGTCCGTCATCAGTCATCCCCCTCGACATCGGCCTGAGCCGTCAGAAGCGCCTGCTTCAGGATCTCTCTCTGAGCAGGGTCCAGTTTGCGGGCATCAATGGCGACAGTCTCGACCTGAACTGCGCCACCGCCCTCTCCAGTGATCTCCGTCTGTTTGGCATCCCGCCAGAACCTCGGGAATCGGTTCTTCATCTGGAAGATATAAGAGGTCGAGTTGAACCCCTCATATCCCCCGAACGTTGCTATGCGTCCGTTCTCTTCCCACCAAGATTGGGACAGCTCTACTGACCCTTTTATGGCTTCGGCAAAGTCCTCGTGCTGTTTAGCCCATGTATACATCGTATCGACACTGATACCGAGGCAGACAGCCATCTGGGTGATTGACCCTCCCTTGGAGCCTACGTCAAAGACGGTATCCAGCATCCATGAGGGATCGTACTTTGTGGGCCTTCCCATCTTGTTCCTCTTGCGGAACTCTTCTGGGATATGGATGCGGGGGATTTCCAGTGGACCGGCTTCCTCGCCAATGGGTTTAAGTTCCCCAAAGACAGGCCCTTTGTGCTTCCGTTCCTTCTTGGCCTTTGGAGGCGCATCACCAGCCATTTCGCTGATCCTCGATCTCTTCGGCCATGTCGCTGATGCGGTCGATGCGGGAGACAGACACCCCGACAGCCTTAGCAACCTCCTTGGCTCTCAGGCCACCATAGCCGGACATGAGGCGGTCGAGATCCTTGCAGGTCTTGATGATCCGGTTCTCTGCGTCCCTTACAGCCTTCTTGGCGGCCTTCAGGTCATCGAGAGCCTTCTGCCAGTCTCCAGCGAACACGTTCTGGTTGGCCGCCAGCCAGCGAAGATGCCGAGCATGATTGGCCGGGCCTCGGGCCATGTCAGCCTTGATGCGCTTGTTCCGCTCAGCCCAGAAGGCGTCAGACTGCTCTTGCCTGCGAATCTCTGCCTGTTCTTTGGCGCGCTCGCGCTCTTCAGCCTCCCGGAGGAGCTTTGCCTTCATGGCTGGATAATCCACCAGAACCTGACGGGCTTCAGCCAGAACACGCTGGTATTCCTCTGGGGTCCAAACCACCGGAGCGATATCAACCGTCTTGTGGCCTAGCTGGTATCCAAGGATGTATTTCTGCATCGCCTCGCCAGAATGGGAGCGGTATTGCATCAGAACAGTGATTGGGAGTTCTTTGGTCTCAGTCATCATAGCCCCTATCTCCATATTATCATAAATCGTTGGTATTGCTACTTTTTTCTCTGGTCAACGTCATTCACGCCCCAGTCTTTTGGACTCTCAAAGAGGCCCATATCATCCTTTTCAGTATACATGAAAACGAGGACAAGAACCCCCAGAAACAGCGGGCCTCCGAAAAACACAATCATAAAGGCCCAAGCCATCCAATCCATACCCGCCTCCTACTCTGCGTATAGGATACACTAAACTTTTTTTTACGTCTATGCACTTTTTCTGCTTTTTACAGTTGACATGCCCAATGGGCAGGTCTATAAAGGGACATCAACGAATGGAGATACCCGATGACCTTCACTTACTCCGCCACCTTCAAAATCGGCCGCCTTGATGGCGCTGACATTAAAGACATCACCACTGGCGAGACGGTGCAGGCCGGGTGCGAGGCTGATGTTGAGGCCATCGCTCATATGCACTTCATGGACAAGACGCTCCCCGTCGCTTTCCCCGGATACAAGGTTCTTCAGCTTCCTACGGAAACCAACGGCAAACTTTACGTTAATGCCGCTTCAGATACTGCTTGGTAAAACAGACCCCCAACTCATCCTTTCAAATGGAGATACCCCATGACCAACATGACCGAAGCCACCGCCCACGTTCTTGAGATGCTCCGCGTTTCTTCTGAAAGCACCCGCACCGACGCTGACGGCACCGAGTGGGGAACCGTTTATCTCGACAATGCGATCCCGCATGGCTGGTCAAAGCACCAGTTTGCCGGTCATCTGTCGGACCTCAAAAAGCAGGGCCTGTACCTTCCCACCTTCTACCCAGAGTTCGGCGAAGTGAAGCTCTAACCTAACGGGGCTTCGGCCCCCCTTTTTTATTTCCGACAATTTCCGACAAATTCCGACAATAAATAGTTGACATGCCCGCTGGGCATGGTACAAAGGATCATCAACTGATGGAGATACCCCATGTATGGCATGAATCGACACATTCCCCAGCGCGACTACTTTGCAAGCATTCGTCACCCAGATGGTTGCTCTCAGTGGGCGCACGTTCGCACCAATCTTGGCCGCAAGGTTGCCTACGCTATGATCGCCAAGCACTACGATGGCTGCAAAATTGAAAACTTCCGCGACGACCGCACCGCCAACGATTACGACCGCGAAGGTCTGGCCCAAGGCTCTGACGGTATTCTGCGTACAAACCACTGGGCCGGTTACGGAGAGATGGCCGTTTATTTCTAACAGGGGCTTCGGCCCCACCCCGCCTTCTGATGGAG